CATACCGTTTCTGATTGCTGATGTGGCATGGAATACGTTTTACGCGCATCTGGCATTTTTAGAACGTGCGAACAAGTACAAGGAAGGATGGACGCTTACGGCTCGAATGAGATACCACAAGCGACAGCCAGGCATGTACTGGCAGAAAAAAGTCAGCTTGTTTATTTGTGATAATTTTGCTGATCGAATTGATCCGGGGCATTGTGGATAATGTCAGGTGGCGTTGAATTAGAAATGGAAATTAACTTCGATGATATTATCGAAGACGTTAATGATTTATTTTTAAAACAAGTACCATTTGCATCTAAATTAGCTTTATCAGACACCGTGTTTGAGACCACTGTGAAAATACGTGATGTTATGCCCCGTTACATACAGGGTGGGCCGGTGCGCTACACTCAGTCAGGCGTGCGCTACACTAAACCTAAATCAAAACGTGAATTAGTGGCCACAGTTTATATACCTGATGACCGATGGAAGTACATGCAATGGGTTATTGATGGAGGTGATAAACGGTGGAATAAATCAGGTTCAGGAATCAGTGTTCCTATTTATGAAAATGTTAACTTTAATAAATACGGCAATATACCTGGGAAAAAACGTAAAGAAAGATTATGGCGCGAGATTTTAAAACGTGGTAAAGGCCGTACAGCCACACCCGTTAAAGGCGCTTTGTCTAAGACTCAGTTTATCGCCACCATCAATGGTACAACAGGACTGTGGAAACGTTCAGGTAAAGGTGGAAGAGCTAATATTAAACTGCTTATGAAATTTACTAAAGAAGCAGTACCGTATCGTAAAACATTCCCGTTTACTAAACTTGTCGAAGGGTTTGCACGACCACGATTCGTAAGGCTGTTTAATAAACGATTGGTTGATGTAATTCAGCGGGAGTTAAAACACTTAAATGTTAATTAATATTGAAAACATGACCGACCTTACAGGGTCTACTCGTAAAACTATATTGCGCCGGGTAAAGGATTTAATACCACAGATCACGAAAGGCCGTGGCCATTGGTATGAAAGTAAAGAAGCGTTGCCGTTAGTTTTTGGTTTGGGTAACGAAAGTAAAAAAGGTTCACTTGAAGTTGAACGTACCAGGTTAACATCTGTACAAGCTGAAAAAATTGAGTTAGAGATTAAAGTTATTAAAGGCCAGTTAATACCGGCTGAACACGTGCGCGAGGTTGTGGACACAATGCTGTCTGCATTCCGGTCGAAGATGTTGAGTCTTCCGACTAAAGCGGCACACGCTGTATTGCCTTTAGCGGATCAGGCAGAAGCAGAAGACGTACTACGAGAATACGTTAACGAAGCGTTGCAGGAATTATCAGATTATGATTCAAAAACATATTGCACATCAAACAATAAACAGAGCGGCGAAGCTCATGGCACCGCCTCCATTACAGACAGTAAGTCAGTGGGCGGACACAAAAAGAAAGCTGTCAAAAGAAGCATCAAGCGAACCAGGCCAGTGGAACACTAACCGGGCACCCTACCAACGCGAGATCATGGACGCATTGAATGATTCGCGCATTGAAACAATCGTGTGGATGAGCAATGCACAGGGTGGTAAAACTGAATATCTTTTAAACGTGCTGGGTTATTATGTCGATTATGATCCAGCACCCATATTATTATTGCAGCCAACACTGTCCATGGGTGAAGCGTTTAGCAAAGATCGACTCGCTACTATGATTCGTGATACTCCAGCGATACGGGATAAATTTAAAGATCCTAAATCCCGCGATTCAGGTAATACGCTAATGCATAAGACGTTCCCCGGGGGTCACATAACCATAGCCGGTGCGAACAGTCCGGCATCGTTAGCATCACGACCTATACGTATATTTATCGCAGATGAAGTTGACCGGTACCCCGTGAGTGCAGGAACAGAGGGTGATCCATTATCGCTGGGTGGTAAGCGTACCACTACGTTTCATAATCGTAAGAAGATATACACATCCACCCCCACAGTTAAAGGCGCATCCAGGATTGAGGATGCTTATGATAAGTCGGATATGCGTCGGTACCACATCCCCTGCCCCCACTGTGATGTTAAATCAGTTTTAAAATGGGCAAATATTAAATGGGATCGTGATGAAGAAGGCCGGCATTTGCCAGAAACTGCACACACGGTATGTGAAGAGTGCGGCGGTATATGGCATGATCATCAGAAAGTTAAGCAGATGCTTAAAGGCGGTGAGTGGATAGCTGAGGCTGAATTAAACAGCACCGCAGGGTTTCACACTAATGAGCTGTATTCACCGTGGCGTAAATGGTCGGATACCGTTAAAGATTTTCTCGAAGCTAAGAACGACACGGAACAGCTAAAAGCATGGACAAATACGTGCCTTGGTGAAACATGGGAAGAGGAAGGTGATCAGTTAGATGATTCGTTTCTGTTCTCACGTCGCGAAGAATATAACGCCGAAGTACCTCATGATGCCGTGGTACTCACAATGGGTGTGGATATACAGAAGGATCGCATTGAAGCTGAAATAATAGGCTGGGGTGAGTATGAGCAGTCGTGGAATGTTGATTATCGAATATTTAGAGGTGATACAGCAAAGCCTGGTGTCTGGAAGGATCTCGCGGATATGTTCGATCATGAATATCAGCATGAAAGTGGGTTTAAACTGCATATCGCTGCAACGGGCATCGATTCAGGCTATAACACACAGATGGTTTATGATTTTGTAAAAAAACACTCAGCGAGGCGCGTATTCGCTATGAAGGGTGTGGCCGGTGCCGGTAAACCCATTGTGAGTATGTCACGGGGCGCACGTGCTAAGTCGAAGCGCAAGGTTGACCTATATACAATTGGCGTAGACGACGCTAAGATACTGTTGGCAGCGCGATTAAGGGTGCTTGAGCATGGCCCGGGTTATTGTCATTTTCCTATGGCCCGGGATGAAGAGTATTTTTTACAGTTAACCGCTGAGAAAATGATCACAAAATACCGTCGCGGTTTTCCATATCGTGAGTGGGTTCAAACCCGTCCACGTAATGAAGCAACAGATGTACGAATTTATGGTCATGCAGCGTTAAAGGTCTTAAATCCGAACTGGCAAGCATTGGAAAACCGACTTATTACCGAGGATGATGTACCTGAAATCGAAGAAACGCCTGAAACAGCGGCACAGGCACATCGAAACAGACGAACCCCACGTAAACGTAGTGGTTTTGTAAACGGGTGGCAATAATATGGCTTATGAAATACCAACAACTGAACCAGATGAAATTACGGCTGGAAACCTGGTTAAATGGACGATTGCAGAAGATAATAATTTTTTAATAGCGGATGGCTGGGTATTATCATATGCATTTGTAACGAATGGTAAGAAGTTCGCAATTACAGCGACTGATAACGGTGATAACACCCATTTAGCCTCACTCACCGCTGTAGTGTCGGCTAAACTTAAAACCGGTACTTATCGATGGCAGTCGTACGTTACATTAGCCAGTGAGCGTTACGATGTTGATTCCGGCACTGTGGTTATACAACCCAATTTTGCAACATTAAACGGGGGGTATGACGGTCGAACGCATGCTGAAAAAGTTCTGGACGCAATTCAATTAACTTTAGAAGGTCGTGCGACTAAAGATCAGTCAAGTTATACAATTAGTGGCCGACAGTTATCCCGTACACCCGTTGGTGATTTAATTATGTTACGAGATAAATACAAATCGGAAGTGGCCAGCGAAAAACGTGCAGAACGTATCGCTAATGGTCTAGGTAATTCCGGTAAAATTCTTACGAGGTTTACTCGATCATGAATATATTTAGTCGTATCACACAGCCGTTGGTTAACGCATTATGGTATGGCACACGCGGTGTTAGACAATTTACTAAACCACATTCTATGAAGCGGCCTACTTCGAGTCGATCCTTTTATGCAGGCATTGTAGATCGTTTAACGAATTCTTTTAACGGTGTAACATTATCAATTAATGAATCATTAAAAAAAGATTTGGATAAAATGCGTCAACGTTCCCGTGAACTTATTAATGATAATGACTATGGTAAAAAATACATTAACATGGTTAAAATTAATGTAATTGGATCGAAAGGTATTAAATTACAGGCACGTGTAAAAGGTTCAGATGGTTTACCGGATAAAACAGATAATGATGCAATTGAAAAAGCATGGAAGGATTTTAGTCTGTCAGAAAACTGTACAGTTAAGGGTGATTTAAGCATGCTTGACGTGCAGCATATAACAGCGGGTACTACAGCTTGTGACGGTGAGTGTTTGATTCGTTTTGTTTATAACCGTAAATATAAATACGGGTTTGCTCTACAACTTATTGAAGTGGATCGACTTGATACACAATTAAATCAAGATGCACAGGGTGCAAAGCCACGTATTGTTATGAGCGTTGAGCTGGATGAATTTGATATGCCTATTGCATATTATATTTTAACATCCGCATCAGGCGAAAGTGTTTTTAAAATCGGCAGTAAAAAATACATGCGTGTACCTGCTGCTGAAATTGTCCATTTGTTCAGACCAGAACGTATCGCACAGGAGCGTGGAATACCGTGGATGCACTCCAGTATTCGTCGTATAGATATGATCGGGGGGTATGAAGAGGCCGAATTGGTTGCCGCACGTGCCGGGGCCAGTAAAATGGGATTTTATTACTCAGATACGGGTGAAGAGTATCAGGGTGATGATGTCACAACGGATGGCGAATTAATCACAGAAGCATCGCCTGGAACGTTTGAGCAGTTGCCTAAAAATATTAAATTCGAGTCGTATGATCCCCAACATCCTACCGGTGCTTATAATTATTTCATGCGCGGTGTGTTGAAAGGTGCAGCAGCCGGGTTAAATGTGTCCTATACTGGGTTTACAGGTGATCTTGAAGCAGTAAACTATTCCAGTATTCGAGCTGGTTTAATCGAAGAACGGGAGAACTGGAGAACTTTACAGGGGTGGTATGTTGAACATTTCATGGATCGGGTGTATAAACTGTGGTTAACAGCCGCATTAACACGTGGTTTGATTGTAAACGACAGTGGTGTATCATTACCGCTATCGAAGAAAATGAAGTTCGAGAATGTTAAATGGCAACCACGCGGATGGGCATGGGTTGATCCACTTAAAGATCAACAGGCCAATGAATTAGCAGTATCTAAAGGTCATACAACCAATAGTGCTGTAGTTGCGGCGCAGGGTAATGATCTTGAAGAAATTTACGAACAGTTATCTATAGAGCGCGATTTAGCTGCAAAGTATGGATTAGATTTCACCACATCGACCGATAAAGGTATGGATGATGAAGAAGAAGTTAAAAAGCCGTAATTTAGGCAAGCTTGAACGATCTTTTATTTTAGATCGTTCAGATGTTAATGAAGAAGCCCGTACAGTATCCATTGCGTTTTCTAGTGAAGAACCTGTGGAACGATGGTGGGGTACTGAAATACTGAGTCATGATTCACCAAATGTTCGCCTTGGTCGGATGAACAACGGTGGCGCATTACTTGTAGACCATGATCCACGTGATCATGTTGGAACCATTGAAGAGGCCACGATAGACTCTGATCGCAGGGGTCGCGCTGTTGTACGCTTTGGTCGGAGTGCAAGAGCCGAAGAAATCTTTAATGATGTTCTCGATGGCATACGAAAACACATATCAGTGGGTTATCGTATCCATAAAATGGAAGAAGATCGTGATACTGATACATTTACAGCCACTGACTGGGAACCGTTTGAAGCGAGTTTCGTAAGTATTCCAGCGGATGCCACTGTAGGTGTTAATCGGTCACGTTCAGACTCTGATTCTGATATTGAAACGACTATTATTTATGAGGACAAATCAATGAAAGTTGATGAAAAGATTGAACCTGCACCAGCACCTGTTGTTGTTGCACCAGCCCCTGCGACGATTAGCAAAGAAGAACGTAAAGCTATTCTCGATCAGGATCGTAAAAACGAAGCTTTGCGCGTTAAAGAAATTCGTGCACTAGGTAAAGAACATGGCCAGGAAGAGCTGGCTGAAACAGCGGTTATTGAAGGCACCACTGTTGATCAGGTACGTGTTAATGTACTTGACGTGTTAAAAGACTCTACACCATTGCCAGGTGCTAAACCTGACACCCATCTGGGGTTATCGGATCGTGAAACTCAAAAGTTCTCGATTCTACGTGCCATTGATGCACAACTGTCGGGTAATTGGAAAGATGCAGGTTTCGAGCGTGAATGTTCCGAAGAAATCGCGGAACGTCTGGGTTCAGAAGCACGTGGTATTTTTATACCGCACGAAGTTCAGACCCGTGTACTTAATGCCAACACAGACACAGCCGGCGGTTATTTAATCAATGAAGATCGTCTTCCTTTGATCGAATACTTACGTGCAAACACTGTGATCGGTTCAGCAGGGGCCACGTTCCTTGACGGTCTGACAGGTGATGTTTCTATTCCTAAACAGACCGGCGCAAGTACAGCGTACTGGTTAGGTGAAGATGAAGACGGTACTGATTCTGAACCCACACTGGGCAGTGTGTTGTTACAACCACGTACTATTTCAGGTGCGGTGCCTATGACTCGTAAGCTGATGAAGCAGTCCAGTCC